GCTTCTGTACCATCTTGTGTTGTATATTTGCTCTTCATAGCGAAGATCAAACCAGTTGGTTGTGTCATTGGTTGTACACCAGCGATGTCGTATGCAATCATTTGTGGCATTGCACGGCGAACCAACGCGATAAGAACTGGATCGAAACCAGCTACTGTACCTGTTGCATCACCTGAACCACCTAAAGCGATACCAGAACCACCAGAGTTAGCTGGAGCTGCTTCGAAAAGAGCTTCAGCGCCTTTACGCATTTCACGTTCTTGATTTTCTAAAAGAATCGCAGTAACTTCCTTACGGTAGTTATCTTTGATTTCTGGGAGCGAACCGTGTTCTAAGATCGGGCTCCATTTTTTTACTAAGTCTTGACGGATTGTCATTTTATTTTCCTTATTTAATGTTGTTGAGTACGGACATATACTTTCTGATTGAAGGATCTACAGCTTTTTCTTCTGTAAGATTTTCAACTGGAGTATCTGTTACTACAGACTCAACTAATGTTGATGCCTTGTTTGTGAAATAATTTTCACGGATTGTCTGAACTTTCTTAGAGAATGATTCAGAATCTTCAAAAGCTAATTCTTCAGCTAAGCCAAGGAATTTTTCTTTATCAGTTTCTGTTAAACCATCTAAAGCACCGTCGACGATTTCGTTACGAGTAGATTCATTTAAAGCTTTGTTAAGCTCAACGTTCGCTGCAACTTGTTCATCTAACTTAGCTTGTAATTCAGAGATTGCTTCTTCTTGAGCACCTAATACATCAAATTTTTCCTCAGGAATATCAATGTAGTGTTCTTCGAATAGGCCTTTTAGACCAGAAACAAAACCTTCTAAGATTTCAGATTTCATACCACTTTCAAGGGCGATTTCATTTTGTGTAAACCACTGCTCAACTATATAGTTGAGGTATCCATCAACTTTTTCAACAAGACCCTCTTGATTCTTTGCTGCTTCTTCTTGCAAGCGCGCTTCGAATTCTTCTTCAATAGTAGCGAATGCTTCGTTGATACGAGTCATTACTGCTGCTTCGAAAATAGTAGTTGCTTTTTCTTTGAATTCTTCAGTGAGTTCTTCACCGTTGAATAAAGCATCCATATCTTCTTTAAAATTAACTGCTGCACCGGCCGCTGTAGCTGGGATTGAATCCTTAGCTGTGCGAATAACTGCTTGATCACCAGCTTCAGCTTTTGCTGTAACAACGTTAGGTTTCTTAGAAGCAACTTCAGCTTCTTTTTCATCTTCTGCATTGTTCTTAGCGTTAGCTTCATTTGGTGTTTCGCCACCGTTTGGTACTGAGTTTGTAGCTGTACGAATGACTGCTTGGTCGCCTGCTGCAGCATTCTTTGTAACTACATTCTCTTCAACAATTTCTTCCACTTGATCATCAGCTGATCTTGATTCAGCTAAGATTTGTGCAATTTTTTGTTCGATTGACATTTCTTTCTCCTAATTTGTGTATCTTTTTAAAGATATACTATTATTTATAGTTATTTAATTTTCGCGAGGAATGATTGGAATGCTCTAATCTTTGCCTCTTGTAAATTTTTACTAGACGCACGGCGGATATTCGCTTGCATTTCTCGTAAGTCTTTCTCCACAAATTTTCCATCGACCATAACCCATTCTTTAGACTCCATTACACCCTCTACGAAAGCATTAGGGGCGGACGGGTCAGCAACGATATCCGCTGCTGTCGCTAAAGTAAAATCCTTACCAACAAAAGAAACATCACCTTTTTTGTCAAGTGATCCCATACCTCTAGAACTAACACCAAGTGTAGCTCCTTCGTCTATGAGTGACTTAACGATCTTGCCATATGGAGTATCCATGATCTTAGCTTTACCAATAAAGTTATCGCCATCTCTTTTCAAAGATTTAATCATATGAGATACTCTGTCAAGATTGATCGTTGGTGAATCAGGATGACCTAACTCGCCAAAGGCACGACTCTTGTTGACATATTCATCGTTATATCGTTTTACCTCATTATCAAGTATTTCTACTGGATAGATGCGGCCGTTACGATTCTTTAAGTTCGATTGAAGGAATACGCCTTCAATGAAGTATTCTTTACCTTTACCTAGTTTTTCTTCAACTAAGTATTTTACTGACTCGGTATGTTCTTTAATTAGTTTCATTCTTAGAATCCTCTAGTTGCGTGATTATGTACCCAAACACCAGCTACATCAGAACCAGCTTTTGCTGTTGTGTCGCTTGTTCTACCCCATAGGATTTGCATGTTTTCAGCTCCAGAGTATTCAGCAAATTGAATACGAACTGGGTAGTAACGACCAGCTGTTAAGTTAGCTGAGTTAGTGTTCTTAGTATGTGTTGAGTTATTTGTATACAAATGACCGTTAGAGCTTGTATTATTACCATCTAATGCATTTGTACCGATCCAGAAGTATACGTCATCATCAACGTTTGCCCAGAAGTTATAAGTTCCTGTAGTAGGAGCTTTAAAGTATCCAACCCATTCAAGAGTATAGTTGTTTTCTGAATCAAGATTTTGATTACCAAATCCAACATATGTATCTGCTTGACCAAAGTAACTTGGTTGTGTACGACAGAATGTGACATCATTACCAGATCCTGCAGATGTACCAAAATTACCAACGAATTTCTTACGCCATAAACCAGCCGTCTCACTAGAGACAGATGTTACGCTTGAACCTGGAACGTATGGTGTACCAGCTGAGGTCATAGTTAACGATTGAGCAGTTTCATATGTACCAGATCCTGGAGCGGGTAAGTCATACAATCCAGCTGGAATTGTATTTGGGGCACCTGGGATTTCCAATGCGCCAACTTGTGATTCGTCGTCATAAGCACCATATTTTTCATACTCTACTTTAGAGAAGTAACCATCTTGTTTGTGTAGTACTACCCATGTTGTAACGTTAGCACCAGAGGCACCAGCATGTGTAACAAGGATGTCTTTGTTATTTTGGCCATTTTCAGTGAAACCAAATTGATTAAGTTGTAATACTGGAGAATTCTCAGGAGCACCAGCAAATACAAGATGTCCAGTAGCACCTGTTGCACCACGTCTAAGTGATACAGAAGATCCTAATGTGCCAGAACTAATTACTGTTGCAACATTAACTACAGGAGCAGCATAATCATCTGCACCAGATGCACCTAACACTTGATCTGCAGACACTAAACCAGTCAATGCCAGTGATACAGTATCATTTGCCCCACTAACAGAAATTACAGTCTCTTTATTTGTATTCTTTACGATATGAGTTGCTAATGCCATCTTTAATCTCCGATTTGTTTGAGTACATCGATAAAGTTTTCTTTGCTTTCTCTCATGTGCTCAATGATTTCTTGTTCGTCTTTAAATAGTTCTGTCAACTTGTCTTGAGTTGACTCATTGATAGCGATGATAGTACCATCAGCTAACTTATAATCTATCTTGCCTTCAATAAGTTTATCTAACTTATTAAGGTTTCTGATCTCTAACACAACAGGGTCTACAGTAAAAAGTTTAGAGGAAGCAAGTTCTATGTATGACTCTATTAATGTATCTGTAACTTTAATATCGTGATGCTCTTTAATTATATTCGCTATCTTATTATCTGGGATATCTTCGTATAATTGTGTCTTAACTTGTTCTTCTATCGTTTTATTGTATTGCTTTGTCTTAATGTATTGTCTTGCTTCCTCTAAATCTGTAAAGCTAGTCTTCTCCCCATCGATAACGATCTTACCGTTGGATGTCTGCTCAATGACATGGCCATATGAATGTACACGGGCAGTCTTGCCAGTTATGGCTTTAAGAAACTTACCGTAATGCATTATACTGGATTATCCTTAGTGTATGTCTTAGGACCACCTGGTTCTTGGTCTCCGAACACACCTTCTTTTTTAATTTTTTTCTTTGCCTCGTAAGCGATGTTAACCTTCATAGCATCTGGCTTTGAACCGCTTGGTTCTGATTTAAGGTCATCCATACCGCAAGATGGGTTATAAGCAGATTCTTTTTTGCAGCCACATTTTGCAGCAGCTTCTAATAAGTCTGCATCAAGACCTAAGTCTGATACGTTCATCTTGCTTAGTGGATTAAACATTATTCTGCCGTAGTTTCTTCTGTTTCTTCAACAGCAACTTCTTCAACTGGTTGTTCAACTTCTGGCTCTGCTTGAACTTCATCAGCAGATTGCTCAGTAGCGAACATACCTTGAGCTACAGACACTCTCATGTCTTCTAGTCTTGTTGAGATACGTGATGCCATCTCAGCATTAAATGCTGTATCAATCTCTGATGAATCACCAGAATTGATTGCTTTAATTAAGTCTTGTACGCCTTGTGTCATTTAACTTCTCCTTTAGGTTTATTCTGAGGAGCTGGTGGTGGCAATCCTGGTGGATTTGGACCTGCGCCCATTCCTCCATCGACTGGCATCCCGCCCTGCATAGTCATCATGGCTTGCATCTGCTCTTGCTCTGCATCCATTTGTTTTTGTATCTCTTCAATATCCTCTTCAGATTGCTTGAGAACGTTTCTCTTTACGTATTCTATACTATAATACGTGCCAATATATGGTTGCATCATGTTTAATACGTTGATCCTATTAGTAAGGATCTCTGAATCTTTTAACTCTGCGAAGTGGTTATCTTCTTGGAAGTCAAATCTAATGTCTTGAGAGATTTGATCCCACTCGTCAGGTCTGATAATCTGTTTAGCAACTAGTTGTACTCTTAATGCTTCTGAGAATAACGCAGAGAACTTGCGTCTAATACGTTCAATGAACTTATTGAACTTGACTTCGTCTCTTGTTATCTCGTTTGATCTGCCAAGACTGAAACCTTGATCTGGCTTCATCCTTGATACAGGTACGTTCAAGCATTGGTACAACTTGTTTTGGAAATATTGTATGTCTTCGATCTGACCGAGGTTTTGACCGCCGTTCAGGGTAGTGATCTCTGTACCCTTGCCACCTTCTCGTCGAGGCATCCAAAAGTCTTCCATCATAGAGAGGTGTTTGCGGTCATCTCTGATCTCGCCTGTTGCGGCATCATAGACAACTTTATTTCTGTACTTATTCATGATATCATTAACGTATTGCTCAGCTTTAAGCTTAGGCAAGTTACCTACGTCAATGTA